AAAGTATACTGGAACAGGCGGTTCTGGTGCTCCTACTGAGTTTCCTAAACAGGTATTTCTTATAGATAGGATAGAAGCAGCAAACGCACAACTAGTAACTTTTGAACTTTCAACACCTTTTGATCTTGCAGGAGTTACAGTACCTAATAGGTATGCAATACCTAATACTTGCACTTGGCGCTATCAAGGGGCTTCTACAATATCTGCAGTAAGTAATGGAGTTGGTGGCTGTACTTGGAGCAACAATAACAATGGTGTTGCTGCTTATTTTGACCGCAACAATAATTTGCTTATAGATTCTACACACGTACAATCTACTGCACATACAGGAGGCTCTTATACAAAAGACCTAGTATATAAGGTTCAAAGTACAGGAACTAGAAATAATCCGGATGGAACTACTACAAGTAGCAACATTTTTAACTTGTGGCAGCCTTATGCAACCGGAACAGGTGCTTTAGGGAGCTCGGTTGCCAGACGCGTTAGACAGTACACTACGTATAGTGCAGGAACTACGTACTATACTTTTACAGAGGGCGAGCTTTATAATGACTTAGTTTACTACAACGATCAGATTTGGGTTTGTAGAAAGTCTCACTCAGATACTCAAACTCCTACTGTAACATCTATTTATTGGCAACGAGCAGATGAGTGTGGCAAAAAACTTTCTAGTTGTATTGCTAGATTTAGGTCTACCCCTTCTTCCGCAAACGCTAGTGTGCCGTCTGTAGATGAATCACCACATGTACCTTTTTCAGAAACAGGAATTTTACCTTATGGCGGTTTCCCAACTTCAAGAAAATTTAGATAAGCAGATAGTAACTTCTTTTACCCCTGGAATAGAATCTTGTGGTTTTATTGTGGTAAGCAAGGGAAAAGCAAAGTACGTACCGTCAGAAAACAAATCTGCTACACCTGAAGACTCTTTTGTAATTGATCCAAAGCTATATGCTTACTACTCGTTACACACTGACATACTTTATATTGTACATACTCATCCTGATAATTGTGTTCCCAGTGAGCATGACTTAAGTGCTTGTAATGCATTAGGCATACCGTACGTAATCTATAATGAACAAACTCTTAAACATAGTATTACTTACCCTAAGAACTACAGATTTCTTTTAGGAAGAGAGTATGTTTTTGGAGAAAAAGATTGCTTTGAGGCTGCAAGAGATTGGTACACAATGCACGGTATTTATGCTCCCAAAAGAAGTCAGCATTGGAAAGATGACTGGTGGCTAGAAGGCTACGACTATATAAAAGAAGAAGTTAAAAACTGGCCTTTTAAAAAAGTAAATGACCTACAATATGGAGACCTTCTTACTTTTAGTATTGGTCATGATAAAGAAAACCATTTAGCGGTATACTTAGATAAAGATCAGATGTACCACCATGCGGTTAATAGATTGTCCTGCCGGGAGAATATGTACCCTTTTTGGGGTAAAAACTTAAGGAATATTTATAGATATGAAAAAGGTAATATTACAAGGGCATCTTGGAGATAAGTATGGCTCTGAATGGAATATGAAAGCTGATACATTTGGAGAAGTTTTTGGTTGTATAGATGCAAACTATCCTGGATTTCGTCAAGACTTAATTGATATGGCAGAAGCAGGAGGAGACATTGATATAAGTGTTGCGGGTGTAGATATTGATGTAGAAGAAATGTTTTACCCTATATCTAATGAAGATGTTATTATAATTACCCCTATACCAACAGGGGCTAAGTCTGGTGGGGCAAAAATACTTGCAGCAGTTGCACTAGTAGCTATAGCATTTATCGCTGCTCCTGTAGCAGCAACTTTTGCAGCAGGTACTTTTGGCTGGACAATGGCTGCACTACTAACAACTTTTGCAATCGCTTCTAGTCTTGCTCTAGCAGGATTAGAACAAATTATGAGTCCTGATCCTTCGGTTGATACGGATGAGAGAGATTACCTATTTACGCAAGCAGAAAATAATATACTAAGAGGTACCTCTGTTCCAGTTTTGCTTGGTGAAATGGTTGTAGGTGGTATAGTTATTAGTAATGCAATTAAGTCTGGAACATTTAGTAGCCAAGCAGGAAATGGGCACAGCACACATGGATCTGTTGGAGGTACGGGGTCTAGTTCTGGTATAGGAGCGGAAGACGGTCAAGTTGCCATAGTTCCTGGAGGCTGGGAGGGAGATATTGCTGATCTGCACGTTTCTCTTATTGAAGGTAATGGAGGTTATACTATGACGCAGAACATAGTAGAGCAATTAATAGAAATAGAAAGAATTACCGGGTCTCCTTTTGTACCAGCAAATATTAGTCCAGGAAGCGGTATGCCAGAAGGAATTATGCCAGGGCAAACAAGTGGTGGAGATCTCTTTGAAACTCTTTCACAACAACTTAGTATGGAGCAAGAAGGCACCGATTTATTTAAACGAAGTATAAATATAAATTTGGGGGGATAATGGCCAGTAATATTAACTTAAATAGTACCTCTGTTGGTATGGTAATGGATCTGATAAGTGAAGGGCCTATTAGATTAAAAAATGGCCTAAATTCTATATTTTTAAATGGAACACCCATATCAAATAAAGATGCAAAAGAGCAAGGTTTAACGTACAATGGTGCTCCTGTTTTTGCGAATAGTGATGGAACAGAGGTAGAGGCTTTTAGAGTAGTTGGTTCTTACTCTGATGGCAAACCGTATCCAGTTTTACTTATAGGCGCTGCTGCTAAATCTACTGTTTCTGCTTCTGTGGGTGATACAACCATTACAACAGATACAAGTTTCTTTCAAAGTAGTTGGGTAGGTTTTAGTCCTTCTGTGCAGGAAGTTCTACCTAAATTAAGAATTGAGGCGGGTAGAGCAGATGGAACCGTAAGCGTTCATTATATTGTATCGTATACAAGCGCTACACAAGCTGAAATATCTCCTGCGATACAAAAAGATCTTACTAGTGCAAATATATACTTTGATCTAAGCACCACAGGTGTTGCAAGCCTTGGGGCAGTAACAAATGCAACCATACGGACCCAAAAAGTTACTTTTGCGCTTGAAGATACAATACCCAGAACCGATTTATATAATGACTTAACGACAGGTACTTATTCAGACTGGACAAGTATTGAATCTTTAATCATGACGTCTTCTGATATGAATGATACTTTAAGAGTTGGTACTGGTCTAAACTTTTCTTCTGTTAAGGCAAATTTTAGAGAAGGAGCACAACTTCAAGACCCTGTTAAACTTTCTAATTTTTCATCAGGTACAACAACCACTATAGCTCCTGGGGTAGAGCTTCAGCAAGTAACTAGTATTGAAGATGAGTCTGGTACTACCCTGACCATTCATAATACAAGAAAAAAGAAAAATAAAGAAAATACAAACCTTGGAAATGTAAAACCAGATACAGGAGCAGGAGCTACTATATTAGATGCTACAACTGGAACAAATGGTTTTAATTTGTCTAATCCAGGAGCTGTTGACTCTATTGACCTAACAATTAATTTTCCTTCCGGTCTATATGCACAAAAAGCAAATGCGGATGGGGACATAAGAGATAATGGTGTATGTTTTAGAATTGTTTTAAAACATAAAACATCTAATGAAGCAACGTATAGAAGAAAACTTTTGCTTGGCCCAAAACTAACAGATATTTCTCCAATGACAAGTTTAATGGCTAGAGCCGTAGGACTAGGAGACGAAAATCATAGGTATACAGGAAGCGGTTTATTTTTTGCGGAAGATACAGACCCAGGGTCCATAGATATACACTTAGACTTAAAACCTTTTCAACCTTTCGACCATTGGCAGATAGAAATTAGCAAGGTTACTCCGGACTCTTTTACTTACGATAGTGATAAGTGGTCTACATTTGGCACAACAATTCTTGCTACTGCAAGCGCAAATATTGAAGATAAGTTTAGATATCCTTATTCTGCTTATGCTGCTATTGAATTTGGGTCTAATGAGTTCCAGGGAAAGTTTCCAGAAAGAAAGTACCACTGTCTTGGTGTAGAGTGTTCGGTCCCAACTAACTATGTGACTAGAGAAGAAGCTATTGATGGTGTAGCAGCTTATACTAGAAGTATTATTACTGGTGCTGTAGGAAGTAGCTACGTTCCTTGGGATGGTTCTTTTAGAAGAGCTTATACAAATAATCCTGTTTGGTGTTTAAGAGAAGTACTACTAAATAAACGTTGGGGCCTTGGAGAATGGATGACAGCTTCAGAAATAAACGATTACTCTTTATATTCTCTAGCAAGATATTGTGATGAACTTGTTCCTGATGGAAAAGGAGGCTTAGAACCTCGATTTACTTGTGGTGTATATCTGACACAACCTACAGAAGCATACAAGGTTATAAAAGATTTTTGTAGCATAATGCTAGCTTTACCATATTGGGTAGATGGACAACTAATACTAGAAGGGGATAGGCCATCAGAGCCTGTCTACACGTTTACGAAAGGCAATATTATTGATGGAGTCTTTTCCTATGAAGGAACAGGAAACAGAACTAGAATTAATCAAGTAGCGGTTACTTTTAATGATAAAGATAACTTTTATGAGCAAGCTGTAGAACTAATTGATGATATAGAAAACATAATTGCTACTAATAGGTTAAATACTTCAGAAGTTGTAGCTTTTGGGGCTACTTCTAGAAGTCAAGCTATCAGATACGGTAAATGGAAACTTTTAACTTCTAAACTACAAAAAGAAATTATTAACTTCAAAACAGCAGAAAATGCTTCTTATATTAAGCCAGGCAGTGTAATATTAGTACAAGATGCCGATAAAGAAAGGGTTAGACAATCTGGAAGAACTAGAGCAGATAGCACAGGTACTACTATAAATCTTGATGATACAGTAACGTTAACTTCTCCTTATACGTATGATTTACACCTTATAGTGCCTGGGTCTGTAACTTACTTACTACAAGAGTCTGCAACTATAAGTATTGGAGGAACTCCTACTGCATTTAGCTATGGAGATATTATTACGGGAGTTACTACAGAAGAAAGTGCCGAAGTACTAGTAGATACTAGCGGTAATCCTGTCGAGGTTCAGTTTTCTCCCGATGTTCATATAGAGACACGTACAGTTACTTCTACAGGAACCACAAATTCACCAGTAGTTTCTTCTGCTTTTAGTGTTTCAATTCCAAAAGATTCTGTATGGGCTTTGACAGTAAAAGATGGCGATGATATAGTTGAAGGTAGTCCAAAAGAATACAAAGTGCTGGCCGTAAGTGAGGAGTCTCCAGGAGTTTATGGTATTACTGCAGCAGAGCACTTTAATAGTAAATTTGATCTAATTGATGAAGATTACCTATCAGAAGCGCCAGATTATCAACCAAGAGACAGTAGTATACCTCCTGTTACAGAACTTACGGGCAACGCAATTCTTATTCCCCAAGGAGATGGTTTTACTAATAATAGTGCTTTTTCTAGGGACATAAAATTAAGTTGGGTAAGCCCTGATAGCAACCCCGGAGGTCTTCCTGGGGATAAAAATTACGACTCGATTATAGTATACTCTTTAGATGAGTCTTTTTCTCCTGTAACCTTACCCGATACGGCTACTAGTGTCAAGTACAATAATGTAGGAGTAGGTACTTATAGCTTTGGAATTCAAGCTAAAAGTTCTGTAGGACCTGCCTCAAAAATGGCTGAAATTACTGTAACAGTAGATGATACCTTAGAGACTCCTGGTATAGATTCTATTGTAAATATGCCTGTTGGCGGTACCTTTAATCGACCATTAATTATTTCCGGCAGTAATTTAACTGCTCCAAGTAATTATACTTTTACGTCCCCTAAGGGCAAAGAAACTACTGTAGGGAGTTAAATGAGCTACACTTCACTTTCCCTTTCTAATCTTGCTTCAGGAGAAA